CTTTCTCATTCTCATCAAGGAGTATTACGTTGACCCTGAATCGGGCGATATTGCCTTTTTCCGCGTCAAGGAAATCATTCGAGGTGACCCTATCTTCATGCGCATCATCGCAGACAAGCGTGGTGTCCGTGGTGGGCGGTATAAGGTGTGCCGCATTCACCGCGACCAAGTCGCATACCCCGGTCAAGACCCGAAATGTCAGACCTGTGGTTCGCGCATGGTTGACGCGCACTATGTCAACATGGCTGGCAGTGGGAAAAATCAGTATTTCACCAAGGGCGAAGTCATTCACATCAGCAAGTATAACCCGTCCAAACTCTACGGTCGCAGTCCTGTCAACACCATGTGGCGACAGGCGATGAGCCTCACGGCCATGGACAACTACATCTACACCGCGTATCAGAAGCGACGCACACCAAAAGGCATCATTTCTGTCACCACGGATAATCTTGAGTCGATGAAGTCGTTTTGGAAATCTGTCGATGAGAAGATGGAGCGTGACCCGCACTACGTGCCGAAGGTCGGTATCGAAAGTCAGACTGGGCGCGGTGGTGTGAACTGGGTCAAGTTCATGGACACGTTGGAAGAGATGCAATACATCGCTGTGCGCGACGAGATTCGCAACCGCATCGCGGCGTATTACGGCGTCTCGTCCATCTTCATGATTGACAACGGCAAGTCCGGTGGCCTCAACAACGAGGGATTGCAGATTCTTGTCACCAACCGCGCAGTCGAGTTTGGTCAGAAGGTCTACACCAACGTTCTGTTCCCCCGTATGTTGCGTGAGATGGATGTCTCCGATTGGAAACTCACTCTCTACCCCAACGAGGAAGAAGACGAAATCACTCGCCTGCGACGCGACGAAATGGAGGTCAACCTCGCTCAGCGTATGGCGATGCTCGGCTATAAGCCGGAATTGCTTCAAGAAGGCGACCGCGACATTCGCTTTGTCTACAAGCAGCAGGAAGAGCAAGAGGGTGGCCAACCCGGTATGCCACCGGGTATGCCTCCGGGTATGCCTCCGGGTATGCCTCCGGGTGGCGCGATGCCTCCGGGTGGCGCGATGCCTCCGGGTGGCGCGATGCCGCCTATGGGTATGATGCGCGGAGCACCCATGCCCGCTTCTCAACCGGGCGGTGAAGGTGCGGGTATTCGCACACCACGCTCACCGGCTCGACCGCAGGCTCGCGGTAGTCCGGGTGCAGGCTCACCTGTAACCAGCGTTCAGCAGCGAGGTCCAGCACCCACGCAGGGGATGCAGAACTCAAGAGCGATTGGCGATGCGCGACGACTTCGCGGGGCTTAATGCTTTAAGCAGGAGCGTTCTACGGGGAACAGAGGGACTTCGATGGACCTACTCAAAATGCACCCGATGGCTCGAAAAATGGCTGTTCACAGCGAAGCCTTTGCGAAGGCGCTGGAAAGCGGTAACGCACAAGATGCACAAGACCACATCAACGAGGTGTTGAAGTTCGCCGGCTTCCTTTCAGACGACATTCACGGCGCCATTGTCAAGGCTGAAACCGACAAGCACAACGAAATCGCCAGCAACATGATTCAGAAGATGAACGTGACCGGGCAGAAGTTCGATGTCGCTCAGCGCGCTGACGTTCTTCCCGGCACCGTCATCGCCGCTCGCACGCACAACCGTGCTCGCGTTCACCGTGGCACCTTTGGTCGCTTTGTCCCCGATTCGTGAGGTGAGCAGATGACGGAGGAAGTGTCCACGACAGAGCGCTTGATGAACGCGCTCATTTCCAAGATGGAAGCCATGGACAGCGATGTGCAGGCCTTGAAGACTGAAAACGCTAATCTCCGAAAGGCACTCCGTGACCCTTCAGCCATGCTCCGCAAAGCAGGTTTTGTCTCCGCAACTACCCCGTTGAGTGAAGACGTTCCTCACGACCCCTTCCGCGCCGATAGTAGCGCACTGCTCAAGGGTGAGCAGGGAGGCTTCCCCTCAAACGCTGAGATTCATCAGATGTCGTGGGACGATATTCACGAAATGGCTGAGCAGGCCCGTTCTGTGGAGGTGCTCCCTTGAAGCCGATTCCCAGCCCAGCATCCCGCGAAGCCATGGACTTGCTCAACAAGGCAATGCGCCTGCTTGAAAAGGCCGAAGAACTCGACATGGTCGAGCATGAGGGCGAAGACGTCCCCGCTTTTGCTGCCGACGGTAAAGGCCCCAAGGACAAGAAGAAGGGCAAAAAGTGCCCTGAGTGTCAAGGTGAGGGCGACGACTGCGAGTGTGACGATGAAGACGAAGGGCCTCAAGACGAGGGCGACGACGACATCAAACTGGAAAAAGGCAAGTGCAAGTGCAAGAAGGGCGAATCTTGTCGCGATTGCGAAAAGTGCCCTGAATGTGGCGAGGCCATGAACAAGGGCAGTTGCATGAAGATGGGTTGCGGTGCAAAAATGCAGAAGGCCAAAGACTGCCCTGAGTGTGGCGCTAAGATGGAAAAGGGCGCTTGCATGAAGATGGGCTGCGGTGCAAAAATGCAGAAGGCCGAACCCGGTTTCTCGACCACGTTTGGTTTTGAGCCTCAGAACATCATGTTCGCATCCGAGTCTGGTGGGCAGACGCGCAACGCGTATTATTCCACCAACCAGTATGTCATCAACTCGCAAGATGTCGCCAATAAGGGTGGCCAGTCGTCTTCTATCAACTTCGACGGGCTTTCTGCTCAATTGAATCCACATGATGGTGGTGGCGCTGACCGCCAAGTGCAGGGTGAATCGCTCACCAAGCAGCAGATTGCACAGAGCCGCGCTTCCGGTTGTCATATTTGTGGTGGGAACTTGATGACCGGCTGCTTGAAGGGATTCGGTCCAACGTGCCGTGGACTTCAGGGGTGAGCCTGTGTGGAGGAAGACCCAGCGGAGGTCTACATTCGCGCTCGCAACGACCTGCTAAAAAGCGCTGTCGATTTTAACGACTATGAAGACAACATCGCGAACTACGCGTTCGCGAAACTCAGTCTTGAGCATCACGGTATCGAGTTCGAGCCGCTGTGGGAAGACCGTCTTTGTGAGTCCATCCTCAAATCCGCTTTCAGGACCAAACTCGATGCAGAGCCAGCCCTCTCTGAGAACGCTCTGCTCGACTTGCAGGTCAACAACCCTGAACTTGCTCGGGAATACGCGGAGGCGTTGGCCGAACTCAAAGATAAGCGCAGCACAATGAGTGGTAGCGTCAGTGTAGATGAGATGTTGAGTTTCGGCAAACTCTCTGACCGCGTCGCTGCGCTTGAAGCACAGATAACTGGACGCAGCACTGAGCAGCAGAAAGAGGAAGGAGTGCTCGGTGGGAACATCAGCGATGAGGCTGCTCGCGTTCCCCAGCACACCTTCTCTGACCGCATCGTGGAACACTCTCTACGCGACATTCATCGAATGTGGCCTCAAGTCAAACCTATCGGTCGCTACGACGAATCTTTTCTGAGTGACGGTCAAGGTCTGCTTTCCTATGACCCAACAGACCCGACAGGTCGCCCCATGTGGGCGCGTTTGCTTCGCGGCTTCTACCTACCTCAACCCTATCAGAAGGGTGACAAAAATCTGCGAATGTCGTTGGCCGAACGATACTCCTCCGCTGAGTTGTCGCACCTCAAGGCCAACAAGGGCAAGCGAGCCTTTGAGCCTCGAAAGCGTAGCGGTGCTGAAGACGAAGAGCATATTCCTCACTTCGGGCCACTGATGTCCACCTCGCACGCCGTCTATGAGCAGGCGTATCAAGCGTGGCTCCAGAGTCGCGGAGGGAAATTGTCCGAACTGATGGTGTTTGCAGACACCGAAGACCCTGTCGAGCGAGATTATCGCATGCGTGAAGAGCACTTCAAGGCGGTTGAAGACCACACTTGGTTTAGCAGTGGCATCGGAGCCAACGTCGACCCCAAAAGCACCATGAGTCAAGAAGAAATCGCGGAGCGTGGTATCAACGACCCCGAGTCATTGGAGGACTACGACATTGACCACGGCTTTGGAATTTGGCCGTATCTTCTTGGTTTGGACTTTTTGCCACCTGCCGACATTCACCGTGTCTTGAAACACATTGACGAACACGGCACCGATAAAGCAGACCAGCAAATTGCGAAACTCAGCGGCCCGGTTCCTTTCATCGACATGGGGCGTGTGAAGCGTGACTTCGCTCAGCGTTTCACCCCTCTCTTTCACGCTGCAGCGCGACATACGCATCACGCCGGAGCCACCATGCGCAAGCGCAACGAGGGGTCGAGATTAACCGACGCTCGTGGTTTTGAAGGCCTCGAAAGAGACAACCTCTTCTACGCTCTCAGCCACACCCCTCACCCCGGCAATCCTGATAGGACTTTGCGCGACTTCGTCAACGAACGCTTTTCACGTTATATGAACCCCGGAGATACGGAGGAAGATGTCGTTGACGAGAACTACCCCATTCCCAACATCACTGCTGCACTCGCCAAGAAGATGGAGGGTAATACACCCGAAGAGAATCGGGAACTACTCGGTAGACTGAAACCGGCATACGCCCATCCTGAACACAGCGTGAACTGGTTCCTCGGAAGAGACAGAGATGGTGCGTTCATTGACAACCACCCTCTCTATCCTGACGCTACCGATGCGAGCCACCCTGCTGGGCAAGAGGATTTGATTGAGCGTCTGCACGATGCCTCTGACGAACTCACTGATGCTGTGATGTCTTCCAAGTTTTCACGCGACATTGACGCCTTCTATCATCTCGGGAACAACGTCCCATCGCTTGACGACATCCCCGAGTCTGAGCGAGAATCGTGGCTGCGCGCCGATGACGGCTCTTTGCTTGGTCTTGCACATTACTGGGGCAAACCGTTCCACTACGAGGGTGGTTATGGGAAGCATCCCAAGATGCTGGTTGAAATGCTACATCAGATGTGGCCCGGTGAGCGTTCGCCTTTCGGTCAACTCGAAGGCGGTCGCTTTACGCCGAACGAGGATGCACTCGGCCTCACCAGCCGCTACATCTCAATGGGTTTTGCACCTGAGACACAACACGCGGGCAGTCCGCGTGCTCAGTTGTCGTTCTTCAACGCCTCTCAACCAAGGAGTGAGACGGCAAAGCGTCGCTCTCGCACTCGAAATCAGGCAGCATTCCACGGCAAAGTCAGCACTTCACCGGCATATTCCAATTCAGTTGCCGGCAAAAGCGACGATGAGATTCGTCAAGTCACTGGCGGTAAGGTGCAGAAGTTTTCTCTTGACAATACCGGATGGACCACGGGCGACTCTTACGGTGCGATTGGCTCCAAGCAACGCTTCACGATGCGGGAAAGGGCATCTCGTTGGTGGCACTGGTTGGCTACGCGGATGCGCGCTGGCTCAGGTGAAATCCCAGACAAGTTTCATTCGCAGCAAGAGATGGAAGCCGGCAACGTCGAGCGCACTCGTGGCACGAAGCGTGAATTTGACCGCTTGCAGGGGTGGGCTGATAAGGGCAAGACTTCATCGAAGAAGTTTGCTGAAATGCTGGATGAGGCAGGTCATGACGAAGTCGTTGACGAAATCACCCTCAATCATCTGTCCGACACACAATTGGCGTTGGAAGACGCACTTCAGGAAGAGTTCTCTTCCTCGTTCAAAGATGAAATCGGCAACGCTTCTTCTGAAGAAGTGCAAGCGCTCATCGCAGGTGTTGAAGACCCCAACAAGCGCGCCGACATGATGCGTCGCTTCCGTGAAATCTACGACTCCAGCGGAATCGTTGACGCCCATCGTGAGTTCGATGAGATGATGGAGTCCTATGAGCAGGTCGGTGAAAGCGAGTTTGACCCGTCGAAAGATGACTTCAGCAGACGCGCGCATGTGAACAAGAAGTTCGACATGGACATGACTGCTGTGACGTCCCGCGCTCGTCAGATGTTTCAGTCTGCACTCAAGACGCATCCTGAGCACTTCAAGCCGGACAGCCCACAGTTCATCCCTAACGTCGTTCAGTTGTTTCACGCTGCTGAGAAGGACCTTCTCATGAACGGAGGTGAACAACATGGACTTAGGACGTGGGGCTACGCAATCGGAAAAAGACCGGGTGCTTCGCTTGAAGAAGAGATTGGTGGCGACCTCTCCTCTTCGCCCGCAAAGGTGTTGGCTCACGGATTGAATCTCGTGAACAAAGACATGCGTATCAACATGAACTCCTCAAACGACCGTATTCTCGACGTGCTTCGGATTCCCGAGGACCAGCGCGACCAAACTCATATCGAAATGGCTGAGCGCATCAAAGAGCAGTTGGAGGGCCACACTGAAAACGCCGTCATCATGACCGTTGGTGAGGCACTTCGACAGGGTATTTCACCAAAGGTGCAGACAAGTCGGGGCATCCAAACCATTCCTGCCCCCTACGACATGGAAACTCCTGACGCTGAAGGCCCTGTTGACCACTGGGCAGCCAGCAAGGCACACTACCGTAGCCTCATCCCGTTGAAGAAAGATGTCGGGGAGACAGCGTATAAGCGAGCGCGACGTCAGGCAGATGCTTGGGCAAAGGGTGCTGCTCGCAACATCCCTCGATATTTCACTGAGCATCGGCAACTTGGTTTGTTTGGTGATGACCGCAAACAGGAAGCGGAGCAGCACGGACTCATGATGGTCCCGCTTGACCGGACGTTTCAAGGCACGGACAAAACGGGAATTGCGTTGGCGCAGCATGAGATTGAAAACGCCATGCACGGTGTGTTGATGTTCTCACCGGGCCACCCCGGCTTTGACCCGGCTGTCATGCAGGGAGCCAAGAAAGCCACCATGGGTGATGTAAAGCACTCTGAGTGGCAAGAAGTCCCAATTGGCCCTGTGCATCCTGATTCGCAAGGCGTCATCAACACTCATTACACGGGTGGTCTGATGGACCGAGGTGTTGTCATTGCTCCTCCGTCCATCGGTTTTTCTGTAGGGAGGGGGCGAGAGCCGGCTGTTGGCACCAACATCGTGGGTGACGTTCGCCGCATCCTTCCCAGCAAAGAGCAGATGGCGATGGTAACTGGAGCCGAGATGACCGAGACGGCTCTCAACAACGGCTTCCCATACGTCCAGCGACAAGCCCAGCACTTCTCTGTCGACCCGTTCACAGGCACCGCGCCCGTAGACGACGGCTATGACCGCATTCACACCAGTGACCCCGTCGAGACACTGATGGTGCTTCTTGACCCTCAAGCCCTGCTGAAGAGTGATGAAAGCCGTCCACCGCCTGTGCTGGCGATGCACCGCATCTTCGCGCTACGTGACCTCGATTCGCTGCGTGGCTTTAGCGATGACTGGGCTGTTTCGGGTTTGCCTCGCGGTGAGCGCCTTATTGTCAAGCGCGAAGGTGACGATGTCACGGCGTATGATGAGGGCGGAGAAGATGTAAAACTCAAGCCTGCTGACGTCAAGCAGTTCAAGGCCTTGACCGAGAGTGACTACGTGATTGACGTCGTAAGGGCAAAGAAAGAGTTCGTCGTCTATGACTTGCTGTCCTATGACGACAACAACGTGTCGGACATGTTGCTGCGTGAGCGTATCAAACTCCTGCGCGCTCAATTTGACAGCCATGAACACGTCATTGTCCCCGGCCCGCACAACTTCCGCATGACTGACCGTGAAGGACTTGAGGCCGTGGTCGAGGCGTTGTCACCTGACCACGACTACCTGATGCTCCGCGATGCGACTTCGACTTACATGAAGGGAGAGCAACGGCATCCAAAGTGGTTCATGCTACGCAAAGACAAGGTCTTGTCCTTCATGGTGCTCGACGTTCGCGGGAAGGGACCGTTCGTCTATCGTCTCGGTGCTGGTCCTGTCGATGCCGAAGACAGCGGGAAGCGCGTGGTTGAACACGAGGGTAAGCACTACGTCGATGTTGGCACGGTGCGCAGTCCCAAGCCATTCAACGAGGGTGACGTCATTCAAGTCCGCGTGTCCGGCGTCCGCGTCAAGCGTGACAACAAGACCTACGACGTCACCGTCTCCAGTGTGAAGGGCACGAGTGAGGACGAATCCCCCGCCTCGTTGGAAACGCTCAGTCTCCTGACCAAGTCCCATGCCATCATCGCTATGCCCTTCGACGTCACCATCGGCAGCGAGCGTTTGACACTGGACATCTCTGAGGTAGACAGCATCACGTATCGCTTGGAGAAATCGCAACATGGTGCGTGGGCCATTGAGGGTCGCGCGGCACTTGGCGCTGTGCAAAAGAGCGACTACGCCATGCGCCTTGCGGAAAGCCTACGACCTCTGTGGATGGAAGCAGCGGCTCTCATCTCAAAGGGAACGGAGAAGGTGCGTAGCATGACTGACCCCAAAAATCAACGGCAATCGGCCAATGAGTCTGGAGGTATCATTGAGGAAGGCGATGAAGAAGTCATCCTCAAGCCAAAGAAGGTCGAAGTGATGGCTAAGACGCTGGTGCGAATTGCCGACTTGATGGACCGCATCGAAAAAGAGCGCATGAGTGGTGGTCCCGGTGCCCGTGGTTTCTCGTTTGACGCAGGGAGTCAGGTTGAGTCGCCTCGTGGACCCACTCGCTTGACTTCCGAAGAGTCGCTACCTGACTGGGACATGAAGGAGCGTCCTACTGAGGACCCCGAGGAAGAATACCCTGAAGCGCGTCGCAAGCGTCTGAAAGACAAAAATGAGCGGCAGTCTACCGATTTGGAAGAAAACGTCGACTCATATTGATGCCGCCTTATTTATGTAGGTGAACACACCAACGGGGGAATAGTGTGCTACTCAGAAGCAGCAATCAGTCCGGCCTCACTCTCCTCAAGGGGAGCAGTGACCTCGTCGTTGCTGGCTATGCTTCAGTAGAACTCGTAGACAAACAGGGGGACTTGATTACACGGTCGGCGCTTAAGGACGCGTTCAAGAAGTTCATGTCCGACCCCAAGTATTCAAACGTCCAATTAGCACACTCAAACATTCAAGTCGGAGAAGTTATACCGTCATACACAGACAACGAAGGGAGGTTTTGGAAGAGCGAGGTTGATGATGCGGGAATGTTCGTCGTCGTCAAACTGAGAAATGATATCGAGAAAGCCCGAGAAGTGGCCGCCGAGATTCGTAAAGGAAACCTTGCAGGATTCAGCATCGGAGGACAAGCATTCAAGCGAGTTCACAAAGCAGACGCGAATCACGGCTCATATCAGGAAATCTCCAAACTCGAACTTCACGAAATCACAATCTGCGAAAAAGGAATCAACCCAGAAGCCACATTCAAAATCCTAAAGGAAGACACTCAAAACAACAAGGTGAGCAAAATGACTGACGATGTAATGAACCAAATGAACAGCGTGTTGGAGCGACTGGAAGGTCGCCTCGATGACATGGAAAAAGGCATGCCCCCTCAACTGAAGGAGCACATGGAAGACAAGAAGTCCAAGAAGGACGAGAAGAAGGACGACAAGGAAAAGGGCGCCTACAAAGCCGATGACGAAGAGGAGAAGAAGGACGAGAAGAAGAAGTCCGAGTTCTCCGACGTCATCACGGCCGAATACCTCGACTGGATGGAGAACACCCTCAA